CTCTGCCCATTTGTGACGATATTCTGATGCAACTGAATAATGTTTTGTTGATTGCTTTTGTAATTCAGATATCAACAGGATTGCCTCAATCAATGTCTGCTGCTCATCCAAGTTCTCATTCTCACCTTTTGCTTTTATCCTCTCAAGAAGATGTTGCAACTTGACCTTTGTTGTAAGTATCTTGATATCCATCAGAATGCTTTTAACCCGGCTTTAATAAACATCTCTCTGTGAATAACTTTGTACTTCTGATTGATCAGTTTCTGATGCGTTACATTAAACCAATTGCCGAAATCATTAAACAATCTCATCTTGTAATCAAACACCTCACATTGATTATCTGCATTCCAACTGATTGCTCTGTCAACAATCTCATAGGTCTTGCCCTGTATCAAGAAAATGCTATCCAGAGCAAAAGGTAATTTTAATCTAATATCGTTCATGCTTTAAATTTAATAAATCTTTTGGATAATCTTTTGAATGACCGCAACTGTTATTGAGTTCCCTGCTTGTTTATAAAGTTGAGAATCTGAACAAACATCAGCAGCTTTAAAGAAAGCATCATCCGGAAAGTCTTGCAATCTCCAACACTCCAATGGTGTTAACCTTCTGATTCTTTCTGATTCAATGAAATTATTGTATTCTCTTGAACCCTCTTTTGTATTTATGCAACTCGCAACTCCATCTCCTTTTGTTGGTTTAAATTTATATCCAATATTATCACGTTCATTTACCTTGCTAAATCCCTCAATGATTTTATCAGATAAATAATATTTTGCATTCGGATTGTCTTGCAGCATATCTCTCAATCTCAACTGCAACTGCTCTTTAATTGGAAAGCTGAACTCTCTGAAATCCTTGAACCCAACGATGAAGATTCTCTCTCTGTTCTGTGGTACTCCGTAATCCTTTGTGTTGAGTACTTGAGCATAAACATGATAACCTAATCCATCATCAAACAAATCAATGCTTATCTGACCGTTTAATGTACCACCGCCATTGGTTAGAATGTCTGTGATTGTTTGATATGTTCTGCCTTTATCGTGTGACAACAACCCTTTTACATTTTCTAAAATAAAGCATTTCGGTTGATTGATTCTAATGAACTCTGCAACATCAAAAAATAGTGTACCTCTTGCCTCATCAAATCCTTTGCGCTGACCTGCAATGCTGAATGACTGACAAGGAAACCCGGCAACATACAAATCCAATTGCTCAACCTCTCTGTGGTCACGATTTGTAATATCATTATAGAATCTCTTTGGCTCATCGTGAATTACTGAATAAGATTGCCTTGCATACTTGTCAATCTCACAAGCAAATACTGATTCAAAATCAATTCCTAAATTTTTTAATGCCTGTTCTGGTGAACCAATTCCACTAAAATCTGTACCAACTTTTAATTTCATTTTGTTTTGTTTAATAATTATAACACACTATAAAAACAACTACGCAATTTTTATACTACTGTTGGCAACAATAACTACAAATCTGCCAAAACCTTTTTATTGTGTACTTGCTCACTTTGTTCTTTTAGATAATCTTCACAAAGTTTTTTTGCTCTTTCATTAAAATTCATTGTACCTGTTTTATAATGTTCAGAGCCACCACCATACATATATGATAATTTCATTGGGTTTATAGGATAGTTTTCTTCACCCCAAAAGCCTTCTGATATATCTATAAACAAAGTAGTATTCAACCAAAAGCAAAAAAACTTTTTCTGTAATCTTAAATTGTAGTGCTTAAAGGTTTTATCATATTTCACTTTCACCCTTAAATTATCTTGTGTTTTAATAAATTTAGTCATTTCTAATATAGTTACAGTTGCCAACAATGTATAACAGTAATAAGCACAGGCAACGTTTGTGCTAAATTATGTGGTATAGTTATAGTGCTTACTACGGTTATACAAGACCGTTAAAAAGGTGCATCATGCTCACCTCTGAATTTCTCTAACAATCCATTGTTCATAACCTGCATCTCTGTCTGGATTGGAATCTGCTCATCATCTGTCAATGGCTCTGCATATTTCTTAACACCACCATTTAATATTTCAAAGTACTTGCCTTGCTTTATATCATAACTCAATGACGTTGTACCTCTAATTCCTACAATAGCAGGTTTTGCTTTGTCAATTTTAATGTCAGAACTATGACTATCAAAATCTCTGTGAACAATCACAACAGACTTTGCATTGTTTCCCCATTCAGAACCACCTTTCAATTGATGCATATCTGGCATTATCACCTTTCCATCCTTGTCTTTCTTAGCAGTCTTTGGATGAATGATTGTGTGAAAATGTAATCCGGATGATTCAGCTAATTCATTCCTGTTACTTAGTGTTGCCTCAAGCCATTTATCTTCTCTTGAATATCCATCAGTATCGTGTTTCATGTAGTTCCAAGAATCAATAACTGCGCTGAATAACTCTAATTCATCCTTGTGTTTGACTGCATACTCCCAGAAATCTGTTGGAGTTACTTGTTTACTTCTGTTGTCTTGCTTTGGATTAAAGATTTTAAAGTAATGCAAGACCTCTGTCAGATGCCTATCAATGTCAGTTATCTCAATCCGATTCTCAATGACTTGCTTATTGCCTTCTGAATCATAATAGAACTCTTGAAATTGCTTTCCACTAAACTTGTGCAATAGTTTTGCAACAACCTCTGCATTACTACCTGCATCTGGCATATAGATTAGATGCTTATGGTCATAGAACTCTGAACAGTTTTTCAATAACTCAAATAATAATTCTGTCTTACCACTACCGGGATAACCTGTCCAATCTGTACAACCACCTTCTTTGATGTTGTAGTGAGATGCTAATCCTTTAAATCCACAATAGTAAACATTACCACCACCATTCTTGTAAAGGTGCAGCACCTCATCTCTGATATCTGCTGCTTTAACTATCCCCATTTTCGTGCATCCTCTCTTAACTTCTTTCTGTGCGCCTCTTGTTTTTCATAGGCATCCATCTCATCTTCTTTCTTGTATTGAATAGCATCCTTATCCCCAAACCATAACTCTGCACTATTTCTCCATACTTTCGATACTTCAAAACCTTTTTTATTTATCCAATTAAGAGAATTGTAATAATAAAAGAACTTATCTGCGAACTCCTCAACATATCCTCTGGAATCAAAATACTGTCTGCACATTTCAATTGATGGTGAGTTGCTTTTATTAGTATCAGTTACAGTAACAGTATCAGTTACATTAACAGTATCAGTTACAGTAACAGTATCAGTTATTTTTGTTATAGCATTTTTAACATTGTTATCGTTTGTTATAACGGTGTTATCTTTTGTTATAGTCTTGTTATCCTTCCAACGTGACTGCATTCCCTTTTTACCTGCTTCACTTCGTTTCTGTTTCTGATGTTCCCAATCTTTCAAATCTCTTTTGAGTTGTCTTTTGATTGGCTCAAATGCAACAGATAGCAACACATCATCCACCTCTGGATTGTTGTCATTGGTGTAGTTAAGAATTAATTTGAATAGTTTACCTGCGACCTCATCCGGGAGTTGCTCAACCGTATGAATTAAATCACAGTAAAGTACAAATGACTTTTTATTTTCTGCCATTATTGTGTATTTAAATATTGTGTATTAAAAAAAAGAATGTGGAAAGGAACACAATACAACCTATTACTGCGATGCCTCGCAAACCACATTACAAAGATAATCATTCAATCAGATAACAACAATTTAACAGGCAACAAAATGCCTCTGCTTGTGTTATTATCACCACCGTTAACAATTCGCAATCCATCTGATTTGCATAACTGTTTTAATTTAGATATATCAATCAACACTATCTGCTGATTAGACAACACAAAGCACCACCACTCTGCATGAGTTGTTGAGATGCCAGACAACTTGCCTCTGCTCTCAAACTCAACAAATACATTCCCGGTTGCATTACCTTTGATTGCATGAAAATCAGTTTTAACTTCAATCTTACTCCCCTCTAAAATCAATATTTTAGCAATTAGATTCTCGCCTTTGTTGCCTAATTTTAAGTCATGAGAGAAGTCATTACAGTACTTCATGTCGCTGATTTATTTGATTGCCTATTAAACAACCTTCTAATTGCATAACTTCTGAAAATACTTGCTATCGTAAATACAATAGTAATGATTACATTTTGATTCAAATTAACTTCAATATCCAAAATTGGATAAATTATAATTTGAATAAAAAATGACATTGTAATGCCCACTATAGTATTAATAATGCTTTCTATTAAACTTTTTATTTTAGTCTGCATCAGAATAGTTGTAGTACAGATTGCTTTTCATTAACACAATCTTTATGATTCTTTGCATTAATCTTGAAATAAGATTCTTTTAATTCAATTGATATGCTTTTTCTGTTCATTTTTAATGCTTGAAAACCTTCTGAACCAACACCTCCAAATGGTGATAATACTGTTTCACCTTCATTAGAATATAAATGTATTATCCTTTCAATCGTATCTAATTGCAAAGGACAAATATGCTTTTCATCATTTCCATCTCTGCCACTCCTGTATTGCAATGTGCGCTTATAATCCACATCCATCCATACAGGAGATGCGTATTTTTGCCATAAATCAACAGGTAAATAATCTGCTTTGCTTTCATCTTCTGATTGATGAGTTATTGGAACTTCATTATCTCCTTCGTTTCTGAAAAATAAAATATAATCCGGAATACCAACTCTACTCATGCAGCTATCTTTTTTTATTGTTTTATGCAATAATCCTAATGCTTTAGTTCTCTGCATTTCAGTTACAGGATTCTTCCATATTGTAGTTTTCGCATGATAAATAAATCCCTCATTTGTAAACCAATCAATCAACATTCCAGAGAAGTCCCTCAATCCAATGAATCCCTCTTTGCCTTTTTGTATTGGTAAATCCATGCAATGAACTGCACATATTCTGCCTTTTTTCAAAGTTCTTTTTAGTTCTGGAATAAGATATTTAAAATGCTTTTCAAATTCTTTGTAATTAGACACATTGCCCATATCCTCTGCTTTATCAGAGTACACGTATAACTCTGCAAAAGGAGGAGAAAACAAAACTAAATCAGCACAATTATCTTTTAATCTTTTAGATTCTTGAACACAATCACCATTAATACAATGATAGTTTTCTGTTTTGATTTCTTTATTTTTTACAATTACATTTGACTTATTTAATTTATAATCTGTATTTGCTGAATAATTACTCATTTCTTTTATCATTGTTTTATGTTTTTGTTCTTTCTGTATTATTGTTTTCCTAACATTAATTTGGCTCTCTGGAACTAATAAATGAACCTTCACCTTATTTAATTGTCCAAATCTATAACATCTCCTTACTGCTTGATAAAATGCTTCAAATTTAAAATCATAAGATGTAAATACCATATTGCAACATTGCTGATAATTCATTCCAAATGATGCTATTGATGTTTTGGTTATTAAGTTTCTATATTCATTTTTTGCAAATCCATTTAAATGTTTAGACTTGTACTCTGGACTGTCTGAACCTTGAACATTTATGGAATCATCTAATACTTTTTTTAATTCATTCCCTTCATCATTTTTTAAAGTCCATATTATCCATTGCTCATTTGAGTTATTTACTAATTCAATTGTTTTATTAATCCTTGCTTTAAAACTCCTTTTTAAATCTTTGTGCAAATCAGTTGCGCTAACTGCAATATCACCAAACAAGGACATTGTGTTGTTTTCAACAGGGATGATATGCTCAATGTATTCAATTTCTGGCAGGTTATATCCTTTAGAATCAAATCCTAATGTTTTTGGATTATCTAATGATATCGACCATGTACACACATATTTCCAAAAATCATCTTGAGCATGTTTTCTTAATCTCCATTTTGATGTTTCACCACCATCATGCACAAAATACATCGCTAACATTTCTAAGTAACTCATTGCTCCTAAAAATTCGCTATGCTGCCCTAATTCCATATGGTCATTTGGAGATGGAGTTGCCGTACACGCTAATTTATAAGGAGTTGATTCAAAAGTATTAATAATTAATCTGCTTAATTTGCCATCTCTGCCTTTTAGAATGCTGCTCTCATCAAGCACAACACCGGAATAAATACTGCAATCTATATTTTTCAATTGGTCATAGTTGGTTATATCGAAAGCATCTTGATTAATATTAAACTTTATAGATTCTAATTTAGTCTGATTAACAACTGCTAATGGAGCAAGAACTAATACCTTCTTTTTTGTTTTATTATATACTTGCTCACACCATGATAGCTGCATTAGTGTTTTGCCTAATCCACAATCTGCAAATATTGCAAACCTGCCTTTTTTTAGTGCTATTTTGACTATATGTTTTTGAAAGTCAAAAAGACTACTGTTTAAATTATCTTCATCTATATCGAATCCAGATGATATAAATTTCTTTTTCTTATTTTTTAAAAAATTATCGTATTTCATTTGTTTTGTTTTATTATTTAATTGATTGCCTCTCCTGTTTCAAGTTGCTTATCTTAATGTTGAGATTCTGATTGATATTATTCAACTGCTCTAATAACATTTTGATACGTCTGTAATTACTCTCTGCTTGTTTCTCTTTTGAGTATCTATCTGAATCAACATAAAACATCTCTCTGGCTTTGCCAATTGGCTCTGTTGTTTCACTCATATACTTGCCGAAATCAACCTTTCTTGCAACCTCTCTTGCACAATAAATTGAATGCAATTCTGCACAATGCTCTGCAAGATAATAACCATAAGCACCAATCTCTGTTTGTAATTCAATGAGTTGATTAATGTCGGTTGATGCAGCTTTCACTAAATCAACCAACACCTCAACCCTTGAAATATCAATGAACAAATCCCTCATCAGAAAGGTAAACCATCTGATGGCTCTGCTGAATCAACAACAGGTGCATCTTGTTTCAACCCGGTGAACTGCTCAACGTCTGCTTTAAACACTTTCCATGCAGTTAGATTTACATAGTATTTATCTTTGTATTCAGAACCTCTGATGTTGAAATCAACCTCAACTGCATCACCTACTTTATTGTATTTAAGAAACTGCTCTGCTTTCTCTTTGACAATATCGAACTTCACATCTTGTGGATACTTCTCATTTGTTGTCAATATAAACTCCACTTTTTGGAATCCAGAATCAAACGTTATTAATTCGCCTATCTGCTTGATAGTACCTGTACATTTTAACTCACTCATTTTATTTGGTTTTATTTATTTGTAAATCATTTAATATGTTATCAATATAACCTCTGCACTCAATCACTCGCTGATTAATCTGCTCAATCACTTCATCATCTCGCTTGATGTCAAACACTTTGATTCTGTGTTTATTATCAATGTTGTCGTAATTGTAATCTTTTGCAAATGAATTGTAACTATAATCCTCTGCAAATTCATCCTCTGCAAATTCGTCATAATCAATATCATCAGAGAATTTATAATCTCTCCTAATCAATGATTCTGGAGTATTCATCAAGGTGTAAATCAACTTGTAATGCTTTGCTCCTGTGAGATTTAAATATCCTTGTGCTTGATAATAATAATCTTTGTTAGGCACATCATCACAGAACAAAGGAAAGGTTGAGAAATCCCATGAATTTTTTACATCAATAACCAAATCACTATCAGCAAATTTTAAATCCTCACCTTTGATAATTAAATCCGGTGTGCCTGTCATGTACTCATCTGTGAAAAACATTTCATTCTTGACTAATCCTTTCATCCCCAAATACTGTGAGATAAATTTGATTGAATCATTCTCACACATATTGCCCTTGTCAAGATACTTGGATTTTATACGCTTTCTCCTGTCGTATATTTTCTCCTTAATCCACAAGTCAAGATATGATTGTGTTGTCTTGCTCAACTCACCCTTCTTTCTTGAGTTAGTCATTATCTGCCCAATGGCAGAACATCTAATTTTAAATGGAATCATTTGCTGCCTCCTCTCTTGAAATCATCTGCTTCATCTTCACCAAATACTTGCAAGGAGTAGAATCCTGTAAGTTTCAATACTGCTCTGCTCATGGCTCTCTTTTCTGCCATAGCAACCGGATAACTGTTTGATGTGTTTGATGGTGAGGCCTCGCCAAATGTTTCAATACTTACATCATCCATCTTTGCGAATGCTTGAATGATAATGTGTTTTGTATCTTCTGAATTGAATTGCAGTTTGTAGTTGATTTCAATACCTGCTGCTGCTTGAATTTTATCAATGCCAGACCTTGTGATTATTGTATAAAATTTATGCTTAAAATAATCATCTGTTGTTAGGCTGTACTTTTGATACAACGCATTTAATTTTACTGGATTTGTCATGTTGTTTTGTTTTAGATTAAATTTAATTCGTCTGTAAAATAGTCTAACGTAGATTGATAGACTGATTCATCAATCAGCTTTAACTGATAACCACTATCACTCCGAAAATAAGAGGAGATGTGAAATGTGTTAATGATTGATACTTCTTTCCGGGATAGGTTGATTTCAACACCCTTGCTTGTGGATTTTAGTTTTACAATGCAGGTGATTGTATCTTCAAATACTGCTTCAAAATATGCAGGGTACTTTAGTTCTGTAATACTCATCGGTTGTTTTGTTTTTAGTTATTCAAATATAAAAATAAATTGTTAATAAATAGATAGTTCTGCAATCAAATCTGCATCTCTTTTGTTCTCTCTTTTGCGTTTCTCAATTCTTTGTTGAGCCATTACAATCTTGAGATTGATATCATCCAACTCCATCCTTCTCACAATAGCAATGTAATCCTCTCTCACTTTTTTGTTGTTGATACTGAATTGGTTTTCAATGACCTTTGCTGAATGCACAACACTTGAATGGTCACGGTTAATCAAATCTCCTGTTGGCTTACATTTGTGGTAATGTCTGACCTTTGCCAGATAGCAATACATTTGTCTCACCTCAATCAACTCTGATAATCTGCTCTTGCTCTTTACATCTTCAATGTCTTGCTCATAGAATGCGCAGCACTCTCTCAAAATAATATTTAAATCTAACTTCATTTTGTTTTTATTTGTTTTAGTTTATTAATGTAATTCTTATCTGTTGCATAACCTCTGTCAGTTAAAAACTGATAGTAGTCACCGCCTTTGTAATGTCGTTTCTGCCATCTCTGATAATAAGCAATGGAATCTTGCCATGAATCAAAAATCAAGTACTCACCTTTGTACCGGAAACCAAATAAATTATGTCGATGTTTGCATGAGTAACTTGATAGCCATCCTGTTTCCAGAATAATCTGCTGCAATACAATCTCCTTGTGTTGTATCTGTGACGCATTTAGATGCGTTTTAACGGACTTAATTGATTGCGCTGATAGTTCACCTATAACGCACAAAATAAAGATGATTAAAAACAACAAATATATTTTAGTCTTTTCGTTCATTTCTTAGTTCTTTAAATCAATGTCATCCAAGTCATAACCTTTAAAAGATTGCCAATTCTCTCTGCTTAATGTCCAACTGTTTTGATATCCTTTGCTGAATAGCATTTCAATACTGTAATCTCTAATCCTCAAATCTTGCCTCAACAAGAAGTATGCACACGCCCGGCACAACTCCTTATCCTCTTTTATCTCTGACATCAAATAAAGGTAATAAGATAACGCCAACAACACCCACCACAATTAATGCAGCAGGTATTGATTTTAGGTTGATTGTTAAGCAGATGAGCAATGATAAGAATGCTGATGCTGATAGCCATTTAAATGTATTCATCCTTTCAGTTTTATTAGTTGTAGTCTTACTTTAAGCCAATAAGACGAGGAGAGCATATTGCCATCGTACTCTTTTAAAAATGGAATGTAAATAATTAATTTTTCTGCACATATTATTGCATGGTCAATGTTGCCATCAAATTGCAACAACAAGTCTTTCGCTGATAGTTCTGGATTCATAATTACCAAATATTAATGTTTACAACTGCTGAAATTGATGGTGTATCTGTACCACATGATGAGCAAATGCCAACTGCGTACTGTATCATTGAATCACCATCAACACTATTTGCGTTGTATTTGAGTAATGACGTTTGACCGCAATCACATTGGCATGATGAATTACTCCAGACACCATCTTTAAATTTATTATCTGATTCAAATGAATCAATGATAATCTGCTTTGCTTGTTCTTGAGTTTGTACTGCTTGATAAATTTTCATTTTGTTTTAGTTTTTAATGTGAATGAGAATGAATTTTTTTAACAAGAAAACAATCTTCCCACCAGTTTCCATTTTCTACTTTATGGGGTTGGTTTACGGTTACTATTTCTATCGTTTTACTTCCTATGGCTTCGGACAATTCTCTACCTTTTAAATCAGTATTAAAAAAGAATTGCAACCATGATTCAACAACATTTCTACCTAATGAATGAGATTGATTTGTAAATATCAAATTGATATTAAAAAATTTTTGTGTTTTCATTTTGTTTTAGTTTTTAATTATGACGCAATATATATAATTAACATCAAACCGCAAAAACTATTTTTATTGTTTATAACAAATAATTATTAATTATGAGTTACAACGTATATTTAAAGGATGAGGAGAGCGGCCAGAATTGATGCTAATCAGCGAATCATTGTAAAGGTATTGAGATTGATGGGATATTCTGTTGCAATTACATCAGCAGTTGGCAAAGGATTCCCGGATATCGTTGTAGGTACAGGTAAAAAGAATTTTCTATTTGAGATTAAAGATGGTAATAAGTACGCATCTCAACAAAAGCTGACAGTTGCAGAGCAAGAATTTTGCGACAATTGGAAAGGTCAGTATCATGTAATCACCTGTCTTGATGATGCTATCAAAATAATCAACTCAACAGATTAATCTCATCCCAGAACTCGGAATCAATTTTCTTAATCTCACCGTTTAACCGTTTCATTTCAGCAGTAAATACTTTCAACTCTTGTGCAGTAATATCAGTTGCATCAATCATTGGAGTAAGGTTGTGCATCTTTTTTAATCTCATATCAATCCTTGCCCGGATTGCTTCATTCGTATAGTACCTTGAACGATATGCGTTGTCTTTAGTTCTCATCATTTGATTCCATTTAACATTTTGTAATTTAATAAATCTTGATAAACTTTGCCACTAACTGTGTAAAGAGTTTTGCAATCTCTGCACATCAAATTGAATCTCTGTACTCCTGTGGTTGTTGTATATCTTTTGCTTAATCCAACATTATGAGATGCGCACTCTGGGCAGCTGCATTTGCTATGACCTGCAAGTACACCGTAATGAGTTTTGTTTTTGGTTATCTTGTTTAGTTTCTCAAATACTTTCTCCAGAATCACAACATCATTATCACAGTACTCAATCATCTTTAACAATGCAGACCTATCATTGTCAAGGCACACATCTTTCCACAAATCAAAACCACCTGTATCTGTCTTTGAGCCAACACCAAAGTATTGTGCAATGTAGTCTAATTTGTTGCTATTCATATATAGGCAACTCTTTGCGAGTTTCAAAGTATCAACCGTTCTGTAATTCACTTGAGTTTCAATGCCATGATACAAGCATCTTGTCTTAATCCATTTCAAATCAAACCTGTCACCGTTATGAGCAACCATCTCATCAGCTTTGTTCATCTCCTTAACAAACTTCTTGAGCAGTTTCTTATCACATTGCCTACGCCCCCAATCAACATGATGCACATCAGTTTCGCCTTCCCATTTCCAACTGACGCAAATGATTTGACGTTCTTTAATTATCTGATTAGGTCTGATTGTTTTATTCCATCCGCAACTAAAATCTGCTATTGTATTGAATGACGTTTCTATGTCATAAAATAACCGTTTACGATTTATCATATTTTTCCTTGTGATACTTCTCAATTGTCCTTGCTCCAAAATATGCACCGTTCACCGCTAATGCTAATACCTCAAAAACTGTTATATAGATTGAATCTATTGAAACACCAAGAGCATCCATTACCACCAAGATTGTAAGCAGTATCCAAGTGTAGGCAAGTACAACCGGGCGAATAAGTTTAGGCAATTTTAAATCTTGCTGATTGTCTGACTTCCATCTCGCACTAATTTCAGCTTGTTCAACTTGCTCAATCTCTAATAACTTGTATGCAAATTCCTTATCATATTCGTGCAACGTATCATCATTATCTAACAGATTTTTGGCAATACCAAGCACACCATTATCCGGTAATACATCACCAATCACATCAAGAATCTTTGGTGCTTTGTCTTTTAAGAAAATACCAATTGATGTATCTTTGAATTTCTTTCTGGCTCTCCTGTCTTTTCGGCTCATGGATTCACAATTTTAAACTCCTCAAGACCTGTCAATCTGCAATCAAGATGCAACCATGTTGGTGTGTGTTCAATGTTTTCAATGGTTGATAATCCAATACCAAAGTATTTATCTTGATTGTGCAATATGAAATCATATACTTCTTTAATACTCATCCCTGCGAACTTGCAATCAATGGCTCTGCCATATTTATGCTGCGAGTACTTTGCACCAATCTTAGAGCCTTGAGTACGCAACCCGGATGATTTATATTGCCCACCTGTCATGTAGTTGTTAATGGTTATCGGCACACCTAAATCATCTCTCAACTCTTGTGCGACTGTAATGATTCTGTGGTCAATAAACCACAAAGCATTTGCACCGAACTTGTTGTGATAATCTGGATGCACAAACTCATCCAAATGAAAGTTATCTGTAATCCTGTATCTCATCCAAACATTGATTTAATAAATGTCGATATGCTAACGGCAGCAGTACCAATCACACCCCATTTAAACTTATTCAAGTCTTTAACATCCTTTTCAACATTGGTTAATCTTCTGCCTTTATCTTCCAACTTCTGCTCAACAACTGCCAGAGATGTTTTCATCTCAATCTGATTATCAAGTATCTTGTCTAACTTATCCATTATGCTTTAGGGATTACACAAGCATTGAGATTAATTGCTTGTCTGATTGTAATGTCAAACACCCATCCAACAAGATTATCATCAAACCGTTCAGTAAATGATGTGCCTGTTGATGTGCCTTGATTATAAATTCTTACTGCATTAGTTTTAAATGATGGCTCAATTTGTAAGTAAGCTAAAAAGTCTTGATAGATTAATAATGTATTTGACTTGATATTATTCTCAATAGTTTCCTCGCCATCTTTATCAAACTCAATCCCGGCAACAACTATCTGGAATGAGTAATCAAGTTCACCCGGAGAGAATGTTGCACCATTATCAGCAACCCAAAACACCGGATAATTACGGTAATCAAATTCACCTGCTTTTGTTTTCTCAACCAACTCCCAGAAATCACCATTGCCAAAGTAGTTAATCTCATAATGAGCATCAGCAAATTCTTGAAAGATGGTAATCATCTGCAAGTAAGTAATATGTTTAGTCTTTATTGCCATATCTCTTTTTGAAATAGTTTAATAACTCCTTCTCTGATTTACCCCATTTCCACTTTTTTTGCTTAGGAGTTGCTTTCCCAATATCGTGCATCTTTTTTACCATAATACTTTTTAGCTTGTCCTAAATATAACCCTGTCCTTGCAGCAGATTTCAATGGAGATACCTCACCGCCTTCATCATTAGTACAGTACTCCGGGAATAATGATGTATTGCAGGTCAAGTAGTCAACCATCTTCATACCGTAAAAGTCTGCTTTGCGTTGTGCTTTCTCCATTAAGAAATTCAATTCTTGAAATGATACTGTTTGACTGTTCTCACTATTCTTGGTTGATGTACCTTTGTTTCTGATTTTATAGTTATTCATGTAGATGATGTCATGTTCTGTCCACTTAACCAAAGTATTCACAACATAATCATTCATTAATGTCAAGTAATCACCTGTTAATGTACCACCAATTATCTTAGTCTTTAATGCCTCATACAATCGTGTGCCTAATAATGGCTCAATGTACATTGCTTGAGCATCTTGTATTGCAGCAGTCAGCACCTTTGCACCTACATTATCAGATACAACCGTGTTGCTTTTAAAGTAGTCTTCCGTAATAAATAATACCTTTGCCATTATTGTTGTTTTTTTCTTATGATAGTCTGCTGAAAAATATGTCTGCACCACGGGGTGATTCTGCCGGTTGTAGGATTATTGTAATATCCACCTCTGGATGTAAACACATCTAATCCTTGCCCATTGCTCAAACCGTTAATCTCTTGCCTTGAATACAGTTTACGTTGTGCCATCATTGAGATACAGAAATTTCTTGACCTACCTTTTAATGCAGGTGCATCAGAACGTAGAGCATATCTGTATGCAATTGATAACTGACTTTTCGCAATCTCTGCAACCGTATCCTCACCATCTTTTGTGACTTGTCTTTCAACCAATCCATTTGCATCTGTTACAATGTTTAATGCACCTGCCTCTTGCAGCTTTAACAATGAATCATTAACAACATCATCCGGGAGTTTCAATGCCCTTGACAGGTCTTTAATTGATGCGTTAGGATTGTTCTGCACTTGCTCAAGGATTGCCATGTCTGTTGCTGACAGATTAGGTATTGCAGCGAACTTATGCAACTGCTTTTGTGCATTATCATCCTCAATTAGAAAATCCTCAATGCTTGTGCATTTTAATTCCTTTACAGATAGAATCTCATAATCTGATTCGTCAACTCCACAACTTTCAAAATGAGATAATATAGTTGATTCAATCTCATCTTCATTTGCAAATTCACTTGTGGTTGTTGTTGTAGTTCGCTTGACCTCTCCAACATCTGGCAATCCAACCAATGCTCTTATCTCTGCAACAGACATATTGTCAAGTACCTTCGTTGCAACCAATGGTGATATCATTCCAATTGCCTCTGCAACAGGATTTGCACCCCCCTCAATTACATCAAACCCCATCATCTCACGTATCTCCTCTTGAGTAAGATTAGCAATCATTGTTGCAGTATCTAATTGCGCACCAATTGGCTCTAATGGTTTTATCTCTAATATTCTTGGAATACCATTCACAGAGATAATTGAGTTGAATACAACCTCTTGCTGCTCTTGCTTTGGAGTTGCGTACCTTGATTGATAAGCAGCTTGTGCAATTCGCATCTCATCAGCATTGTTGCTCAATCCGTTCTGCCCTTCTTTCCATCCAAACAATATTGGATTGATAACCCGGTGAGCAACAAGTAATGTACTGTCAATTCGTTTCTCTAATACTTGATACATATCAGATATGTTGCTTGGTGTGATTGGTTGAACCTCAACACTCCTGTCTTTGCTATCAGAGAAATTGAGCAAGAACTTACCTGCATTATCAGTACCGCTAAATTTATCCTCAATCATTCGTTCCAACTCCTCGGCTTCCTCATCTGTTGGGATGCCGTTGTTGAAACTCAACATCATGGTAGGTGTGAACCCGGATTGAATAGCAGACAAATCAAATTGAGCCAATTCAAAATCTGCTTCAATCATTGGGACTGCCGGTAGGTAAGTTGGCAAAGGATAAACTGTTTTTGAGTTTGAATTGTCAACTGCTAAAATCTGCTTACCACCTTTCTCATTTACATTAAATGCCGGAATCATCTCGTAATCATCATTGCCCTCTGGCTTTCTATTACTCCAATCCTCTGTAATATAGAACATGGATTTGTCTGCATTAGTTCTTACATATCTAAAATCAATGTAATTAACCTCTGCAATTTGCGTGTTGTCCTTACTCCAAATCAATTCAAGATAATAACCACCATACAGAACATCATCAAAATTAATCTGTCTTGAAAGTTTGTTTAATGTTTCATCTGGATTCGGTGATGCAATGAACAATTTTGCTTGTGCTATTGATTGATTAGTCACATTCGCTGATTGGTCAACACTCCATCCTCTGCCATTAATGAAATCAACCTTACCATCAACTAATGCACGATGCTTTGCACTTCGATTATAAAGGTCAAGTAAGTACTGTGGATAGTTGTTTCTGTAATCCCTTTCCGTACCAAAGCAGATGTATTCTTTGTTTCTCTCCTCTTTGATTGTTGGCGGCTTTGCATCTGCAAAATTTAATGAGATTATATTATATTTTTGTTTTAACTTATCCATTTTTAAATTCCATATTTTGTACTAAAAAAATTGTGCAGTTGTGTTAATTCTGTTGGCGTAACTTCTGCCCATTTTATAAAAATTGATGCAATATATCCATCAAAATACTGACCGCCAGAAAATCCTTTACCTAACCACATTCGACTAAAACTATTTGAGCCTACGTCTGTATCAGCATTGAATACGATTTGAGTACCGTTCTTGTAAAAATTCCCTATCGTACCACTTTCTAACATTGTCAGATATTGCCAGTCAGCCGTAACAGTACCCCAAAAAATTTGTTTAGTAACACCGCTTAAATCTCTTTCAAAGAATTGATAATCACCCGTAGCCATTCCTCTAAAATTTCTATAAAAAGGAAAATTAGATGTTGCTTCAGTAAACACCCAAGGCGCACCTGCGTTTACAACTACATTAGGTTTCATCACAAAAATGATTGTTGCTGGTGTATCGGGCAAAGGTATTCCAGTAGCTAAGGTATTATTTTCTAAAAAGTCAGATGCGAACAGTACTCCGGGATAACCGTTAATTTGGTTAGTTTTATACTGTGGTCTAAAACCAGAAGCAGATTGAGCAAATGTATGATTGCTATCTTTTAACACCGCAATATTTTGCCCATCTGTTGGCGGAGTTGTTTCCGCAATATCAGTAAATAATCCACCCTCTGAATCCCAATAAAATTCTGGATTCAAATCAATAGGATTGAATGTAACATCAGCAGAGTAATATGTAAACCGTTTACTCATTAGAATGTACCTGTAAGTTTATAGTTTCCTGTTGCCGTTGCAACCGTTCTTTTAACGTCTAAAGTATCTGATGCAGACAACACCAATGGACTGCTAAATACTGCGTATGCACCACCGTTTACGCTTAGTGTGATTGTGCCACTTGCACCATCGTCCGAAATGCTTGTAAATGTCCCGGCAGTATCTGAATCAATAATCAACTGTGGCATATCTGCAATTGTAGCTGCAAACAATCCTTTTAAAAATACATCATTTGTTGATGGAGTTGCAACTATGTTTGTATTAGCAGGTGTTGGAATAACAGAACCATCTGAATCTGTGAATGAGATATCTGGTGCAGTATATGTTGTTGCTTTTGGAATGACTTGCACAAAGCTTGAATCACTATTCTGATACGTAGCATCTGTTGATGGAGGAGTTGGCACAATGCCCTCACTATCAAAAACACTCCAAAATGCTACTTGTGGTGTTGGAGTATCATAGAATGTATATGTAGTTGCCTCTCTGTCACCATCAATTAAGCACCTTGATTTACCACTTTCTAACAAGATAACACCTGCATCATTTGGTGATAAGTTCGTTGTGCTTGTCTGCTCGTAAATGTTGTAGGTAAAATAGCCAACCGGCTCTAACAATATCTCTGCATTTAGATTGTTAGGAGTTGCCGTTTCTGTAATCGTGAACTCATTGTATCTTGATGGATAAGCAGATGTATCTGCTGCAATGCAAGTTGTAGATATCAGAGATTGGTCACTAATCATCTCAATCAAGTAAGTTGGACTTGCCAGAGTACTCAATTCAGCTAATGATGTTCTGATTACGTTTATGCTATCTTTCCGAAATATCAGCATCCTTGCCCTCTACTTTGTCAGCTTTTTTCTTTGATTTCTTTTTTTCAAAAACATCGAATCCGTATGCTTTTGCTATCTTGATAAATGCAGGTGAATCTTCAACAAAGAACTTGCTACCCTTGTGAATTATTGTACTGCCAATTAAATCCTTTCTAATCTTCATGTGTTATAATATAAAGTTTCTGGAATTTGTCAAAAACAAAAAAAGGAGTACAATTATGCACTCCCCTCTTTGATGAACGATGGAAAAAAATTAAGCTATTGTCAAACCTGCAATAACTGCTGCATCTACTTGGTAACAGTCATGGCTGCTCTTTGCAAGTAGGTTTATACTGTACTGATTGGCATCCCCAAATGCAGTACCGGATGAACTTGTATTCGTTCCTGTCTTGTGTGCGCCTCTCTCATCACCGATAAAGAAATAGTTTCCTTCAACAGTTTCAACGATTGCACACAATCTCTGGATTGCAAGTAGATGTAATTCAGCACTTTTTGCTGATTCCATTTTGTTTAAAGTAAACGACAAATTCACATCATAAAACAATGAGTTGTTCTGTACGTTTTTATTTTCAGTTGATTCAAGCAATCCCGTTTCCTCTTGCAGATTGTAGGCATACCACGTTGATGGTGAGCCTGTATCTGTTATTGCAGAAATGAGATAAGATGCTTGTGTTACAGATACCAATTCTGTATATGGTAAAAGGAGAACCCGAACTAATCCGCCACTTGGCGCACTACAATCATATGCGGAAAATCCTTGCGTTAGAGCACATGGCATAACTATTTGATTTTTAGAGCATTAGGAGAGCATTGCGCCCTCCCGTTGCAGTTTATAATTTAATTAATTAAGGTACTAATGAAAATTCTGTTGCCTCTGCCGGATAAGAAAATTGCGTACCGCGTTTGAAACTTGACGAACTGCGAACTACTCTGTCATCCTGTGAATACCACATTTCAAGACCATCAGAATCGCTCATTGCATCCATTCCAATAAACATATTAGATGCTCTTGCAGCAATGATTCTGTCAGTACCTGTTAATCCTACACTTGCACATATTTTCATGTTAGAGCCGGGGAGAACCATCTCTCCTGTTCTTGCTGCATCATCAGAAACATAATGAAAGAAATTGTTGTCAGTAATGTTAACAATCAATTTCCTGTATGTATCCCAACCGCAAAAAGCAATCAAATCATCTTCATTTAATAATGCCTCTGGAATTGATTCATATACTCCTTGAAATACATCAAGAGCATTGGCATTTGTGATTCCTGTTGCAACTGTGATTGCTCCCGGATTACCATCAACTGCTACACCACTATCATCAAGAACTTTTAAGAAACCATCATAAAAGGAATTGTTACCAACACCTGCTGCAATGTTACCTTGCCAATCTGCCACTTCTAAAGCATTCTGCAATCTCTCCATTTTAATTGCAACGTATTGTGCAGGTATGTCAGCTTCTGTGTAATCAGAACCTGCTGACAATAACAACTGTGTCCACTTTGCTTCAAGGTCTTTTGGACATAATGATTCTTGAATCTTAATATCTGTTACAGTTATATTTCTCTGGGTGAATGTTGTTGCTCCAGATGCGTTGAATGCACAATCATCATCTTGAAATACAACAGTTGAATCAAACAACTGCAATGCAGCACTTGATTTAATACCCGGTTGAATTGTTACTTTTGTTGCAGTAACACCTTGTGCTACGGCAGGCAATAACAAATCTGTGCTTGATTGGTCTATGTAGTCGACCAGACTGCTTACTACGAAACTCATATTATTTTATTTTTCTTAGGTTTTTTATTTTATTTAATTTTTGCTCAAACGACAATTCATCTTTTTTGAATGCGTCTAATCTTCTTTTTTTGGTTGGCTCAACTGATGGCTCTTTTGCAAACTCCTCAAGAGTAGAAATTACTTTCTTTTCAAACTCCTCATTTTTAGTAATTGCATCAACAATTTTTGATTCCAATTCTGCAAACTTTCTCTCAACTTCTGTCCGTTCAATCACAGTCTTTGGAGTTGGTGCAGTTGCAGTTGGCTCTGCTGATTCCATTTCTTCTTCAACCTCAACTTCTTCAGCAACTTCTTCAGCAACTTCTTCTTCTTCTGTTGCTATGATTTCAGTAATCACACCACCAACTGTGATAATCTTTTCACCACTTGCCAATGTATGCTCTGCATCTTCTGCCAGGACAATTCCATCTTCTGTCATTACAGATACTGATGCGCCCAATTCAATTGCAGGCTCAACATTAATTATTGTGCCATCTTCAAGTTGTGCATCAACAAACTTTGATTCCGTTGATTCTGTTGGCTCTGTTGATTCTGTTGTTTCAACAACCTCCTCAACCGTTTCATTGAAAGCAATTTTCTTTAATGCCTCAATGTTATTTTTTAGATTCTCTCTAATATTCATTTTCATGATTCTTTATGTGTTAAAATATAATTAAAATTCACTCTGTCAAATTTAGCCATTGATAGCATCAATCGCTGCGTCGATTATCTGTTCATCAGTTGGCATTGCATCAGCTTTAGCAAACATTCCCTCAACCGAGAAACCACGATAAGTACCTTGCTTGATGTCATTCCATAACTCATCATTATCAACTCTCATTGATACAAACCAACTGCCATCTGGAGCATCCTTAAATCCATCGGGTGCATTGATGCCTCTGTCTTTATCTATAATCAAAGATTCAAAAAGATAAACATCACTCACCTCTGATTCATGCATCAAGTTAATCTCTGCATTCAAACCCTGCTTCATGAACTTGTTTACTATCTTCTCAATAGTTGGTTTGCGAAATACAACATAATGCTCACCATCTTGTTGGTCATATCTGTAAATCGGCAAATCTGAAACCATACAATATCCGGATGCAATTCGCTTATCTTCATCAGCAACCTTAAATGCTAATGGCTCTGATTGTTTGAACTTGTGAAAATCTCTTTCAATTGCCGGTGCATCCACGATTGCAATCATTGAAACTCCAGAATCATCTTCATCATCAATAACCAATTCAAATACTTTCTTATCCATATCTATAAAATATAATTCAATTAATAACTGTCAATTTTAAAATGTTGCTGATTCAGTAACTGCTGCAACTGTGTTCTGTGTGTTGGTGATATCCGTTTCAACAACAACTACTTGAGTTACATTCTGTTGTTCTTGGTCAATCAATGATGCAGTATTGCTGATGTTGTTTATTGGCACACCACCTGCACCTGCTGATGCACCACCACCACCTGCCGAACCAATTGAACCACTTGCACCACCACCAAATTGTGCAGACTTAATCTTTGATATTTGTGCAGCAGTTGTTGCAGCTAATGATGCAATCTGTACAACTTTAAAAACCGTTCCAAACGGGTCTGGTATTGTTGATGGAGTTGATAAGATACTTACAACACCTTGTGCAGCACTAATCAACGCTTGTGCAATCTGTATCTTTTTACTTCTCTCAAATGCTTTACGCTCCAATTCTGTTCGTCTGGCATCACCTTCTTTTAATCCTTTAATCTGATTAGCAAGTACAACATCATTCAATGCCATTAAACCATCAGCAGCAGTTGTTGCAGCATCTAATCCTTTGTTGATATTATCAATTCTTTCTTGCTCTGCTTTTGCCCTGTCCTCTGCTGCTTTTTTTTCTTGAGCAGTAATCTTATCTTGCTTTTCTTTCTCTCTTTTTAATTTATCTGCTGCTTGTTTATTTTCAATATCTACAATTTCTTTTGCTCTTGCCTCCTCTAAAATCTTTGTATCTTCTCCGTACTTTTTAGCTTGTTCAATTAGATTGAAATATTTATCTTTTACTGCTTGTATTTGTTGTTCCTCAGATGTTTTAAAACTGTCTTGATATTGATTTTCTGCATCTTCTTTTGCTTGTAGAAACGCATTTAACTCTGCCTGTTCTGCTTGTAATTGTTTTGACTTATTTGCAACTCTCTTTTTTTCTTCTTCTTCTGCTTTGTTTTTAGTAGATGTTTCTGTTTTCGTTTTATCTGTTACATCTGCAATGACTGCACCCTCATCTTCTTTTGCTGCAATCTTATCCTCTGTTGCTTTAGTTAGCGAATCAATGATTGCAATCTCTTTCTCTGCTGCATCAATGGCATCTTGTTGCTTTTGATTTGCCACTTCTCTTGCAGTTGCACCACCTTGTAATGCACCTGTGATATCACCTAACTTTTGTAAGAATGTATCTGATTGGTTATTCTGTATTCTTGTCTGCTCAATCTCTGCAACTGCTTTGGCTCTGAATGCCTCTGCTCTTAATGCCTCTAATGCTTCTGCTTCTGCCTTTAATCTTAATAAATCAATATTCTTTTGTAGAGCAATATTAATGTCCTCAATACTTGTTTTCTCTGCATCAATATTAGATAACAACTCCGGGTACTTATCTTGGAATTTCTTGACCTCTTTGCGTTTCTGCTCTCTGGATAGTGTTTCATCTTGCAAGGTCTTGCTCAACTTATCAGCAGCAGACAACTCATCATTAATTGATTCAATTCCTTTTGATTGTGCCTCATTTGACAACTGTTGTTCTCTTGTTGTCTTACCTAATGCAATTGCTAACTTGTCAAAATTGGCAACCAACAAACCAACACCTACAACTAATGCACCTATTCCTGTTGCAACAATTGCAGTCTTTAATGCTTTAAAACCTATGGTTGTAGTATTCACAGAACCTGCAAATAGTTTCTGGACAGTTGCAGCAGTTGCAGTTGCTTTGGCATTTAGTTCTTGAAATACCGCCTGTGCTTTAGTTGCAATTGATAGCTTTCTCATAGCAATTACACCATTGGCTAAATCTCTCAATCCGGTTGTCAATGCTAATGCACCTGCTACTTTAGCTAATGTCTTTTCAAGCTGCTCTGATTCTGCACCGAACAACGCTGCTGCACCTTCTGCCACCGCAAATCCACCTGCGATGCCGACAATTGCATCACTCCCGGCAGTCAACTTTTGCTCAAAGTCTAATGCCTCAAACTGCAACTCAACATCTTTAATTGATGATTGTGCTTTCTGTAAATCTCTGTTAAGTTCATTGAAACGCTTTGAGCCTATTGGCTCACTCTCAATCAGTTGTTTTAACTTCTCAACTCTCTCCTCAAGACCGCCTATTGAGTTTTCAGCTTTGCCTGTTCCCTCAATATCAACTTTAAATACTATGTTCTTTTGTACTGCCATTATTCTCTAATTAATACTTGCCAATCAGTCACTCTCATGTTGTCGTTAGATGACGTATTTTCAACATAAATTTCTATATAATCATTTTGCACCATCAACACCCCGTAAACCAAGCTGATTGCACTATTCTTTTGAGCATCAACCAATGTTTGAGAACCTGCCAACTGCACACCGTTCTTGTAAAAGTAGAACACATAATCATCAGAACCGCCACCTTGCTTGTCGTAACTGACTGATGCGTGTAAACTCACGTAAGCTTGTTTAGTTCCTGTATAAGTACAACGACCTGCAGTACTGACTGTGTATCTTACTGCTGCTTGTAATACTGCACCACCACCTGTATTGACAACAGATGGTGTGTTGACAGTTAATGATGTGTTTGTTGTGTTTCCGTTTAATGTCATTACCACACCGCTTGTACTGTTGAGCAATCCTTGATTTGATTTTACATCATAAGTCAAGCACTCTGTATTGCTATAACCGCCTGTCAATGGCTCTGGAAAGAACTTGAACCCGGTTGTTAGATTCACATCAACAAAAGTATTTGAGGAGATTGTTGCAAATCCTGTTGTACTTAATGGATTTATTTTGATGCCATTCTGACTGATTTGTGGATGCAGAATACAACCACTCATCTGGAACGCACCACAACCAACACCTGCACCATTTGGCAGTATCTCAATCATTGATGCAGTTGCATAACCGCCCGGAGTTGGCAATGTAGATTCGTCAAACCATCTGATAAACTCACATGATGAAATCTCAAGTTTAGATGTGTTTAAAACTTTGATTCCGAAATTAGGTGCTTTAATGTAGAAGAATAATGTATTTTGAATATCTACTAAATCAAATCCCTCAATACTTGCCACATCATAGCAACCTCTAAATTGACAGTTTATAATAGTCAGTATCTTATCTCTACCTGCATTGAAAGCTGCACCATCATAGTTGTCTGCTTCAATCACAACAGAACCTGTATTGTTTGCACTCAAGTAAATTCCTGTTAAATCAAAATCAACATCTGTGATTGTGAGCATTGTTGTTGCTGCTGCACCATCCCAGATTAATCCATCTTTGTTCCTATCAAATCCAATGATGGCAGAGCCACTATTTGTCACAAGTCTTGGAGTTGATAATGTAATCAATCCTCTGATAAAATAAGTTGTGTTAGCTGCCAATGTTGTTGGCAAGTCTGATGCTTGTACCACCTCAACAAAATTAGTACCATTAGCAAAAGGAGTAAATACAGGTTTCGGAAAGGTTGTAATAACCCAATTAGAACCATCATACATTATCTCAATTGTATCATCCTCTGCATACAAATACGCATACTGATTGCCATCAATTGTTTTTGCACCTGCGTTGATTATTACAATGTTATTGCTCACAAGTTTCTTAAATGTAAACTTCATTCCGGGATAATAATCCGCTTCATTAAACGACAGTACAAATGTTATATTGTTGCTTGTTGTATCTGCCAAATAATATTCTGTTGTAGCGATTGTGTTGTTGTTTGCTGCATCAGTTAACACAACTTGATTGCCAGAATAACTATGATTGAATCTCTTGATATTGCCATCAATCACAATAGTGTTGCTCTCATCAACTGTCTGATTATCTCCAACAATTACAACATTCTCAACTGTACCAAATACTTGGTTACTGTTGCCTACAACAAGAATCCTATCTGCTGATGAATCAACAAAATTATCTTTACCAATAACTTTAATTCGTTTGCTCATCTTGTATTGTTGTCTTTAAATTGTTGGTCTAATGATGGCAATGGCTCACTATCAACTCCACCTGTCACAGAACCTGCACCACCATTTATAACAAAAGGCACATCTACAAAATCAACAATGTCTGCCAACTTTATAAATACACATTTTGTCAATTGCCTATCAACAGGATTGTAATCAATTACCTGCTGCAATCTGTAATAACTGCCATTGAAATAGTATTGTTTCTTGAATGACAATTCATTGATATCAACTGCATTTAAGTTAAAGTAAGCAGTTACAATCTTACTATTCTCATTGCTTATCTCATTGATGTAATTGAAATAATAACGATTCACAAGACCTGCAATTGTACCGTTGACCGTTGCAAAGTTGCCACTATAATAAACCTCTTTAGTCAATCCAAAATTCAAATCAATTGTAGGGTTGTAAGCATCATCAAGATGCCCGGCATAAGGATAATCTACTCTTGTAAAATCAGCAACAACTGTGCTTGTGTGCAGCCAACTGTTATTCGTTGGCTTTAATCCACCGTAGTATAAAATCCTAATATTTGAATCCATCTGCACCTTGTTGTTTGCACTATCAGTTTTAAATATCTCTGGATATATTCTATCATTATCGAAATCCCCTATCAATGGAGTTGGAGAAAATGATAATTCAACCTTCTTAGTTCCTTTCAAAAATTCATTATCCAATATGATTCTCCGATATCCATATACCTCATCATACGTATCCTCATAAAGAGCATTGTAGTAGTCTTTATCAGCTTTGTAACTAAATTCAAAATCTCTAAACTTTAATGCACCTAATGGCTCAATCAAGATATCATTCAATGTATCTAACTTGCCACTCCAATCAACCACATCTGTTGTATAGAAATCATCTCTCGGCTCAATGTCTAATACTTTAGGATTCTCTCTCTGTGGTTGTATATAAAGATTGTGCATGTTGATAATGCTCTTGAGAAATTCACGTTGCTTAATCTTCTTTGGAATGACTGTATTTAAATCAATACTGTTGCCCTCAATCAAATTTGAACTCACAGGGATAACTCTCAAATCTGCTGCATTGATGTTTAAATCAAATGTGCCGTTATAATTAGTTGTTGGTGTAGTTGCATCTTGAAATAAGAATCCTGTATATGGCACACCGGGAATAGCAAGAGTTTCAAAACGCAACAACAATGTGACTGTATCACCTGCATTTAATTGATAGCCGTTTCTGTGAACAATACTAACAGATGCAGGGTTAAAAGTTCCCGGAAAATAATTGGCATCTGGTGGAGTTGGATTGATTGCCGTTGTATAAGAATTTGTAAAGGGATTTGTTGCGTTTATATTTATATAAGTTGAGTTGATGGTAGTTGTGCCGTTTATCCTAATAAACAATGTTGCTCTTATTTGTCGCATTGCATTGACTGAAACACCTGCAACAGATGGTGTAAATACTGCATTATAGTTTGCCTCTCCAAGAATGTTGTATAATCCCGATTGCGCAATTGTAATTGTTGTTGATGCCGGTGGTATTCCAGATTGACCTAAGTTATCTTGTACTGCATTATCAAATGATATGTCATACAATTGAAATCCAAACGGCACACCCGTTGTTAGTGTTTGCAGAGTTGCAGTATTTATAATACATTTTCTATCCTCAATCTGTTGTGTTGTTGGCTTTAGGTTATTACTCGCAGGGATAATCAGACTCTTGAAATAAGTTGAATCAAAGAATGTTGAATTATAAGTATAACCTGCTGATTCAAATATCTTGTCAAGATAAGTCTTTGCGTAAATAGCAGGTAGAAAATTCTCAACACTCCACTCTGTTTCTGTTTCATCATATCCATAATCAATCATTGGATATACATATCCATTGCCTAATGCAAAAGGTACAGGTACACCACCCTCAATGATTGATGTTGCCCAACTATCTTGCTCATTTCTCAATGTCCAATCATGATTAAATGTACTGATGTCTAATTCATTTAATAATGCCTCACCGATGTCATTAAACAGGTTTGCATTTCTGCCAAAGATATTAACCTCATAACTGATACAACCATCTTTGATATTGACCTTTTTGAGTTGTAAATACCCATCAATTAACTCAACTGAATTAACTGCATAACTCGCACTCACTCTTATGTTAGGATTGAATGATGCAGATGAATGAGTTAAATCAATATTGACATTGTAGATGTGTGAGAATAGTTTGTTAATCTTTTCGCTGCCCGGTAAGTTGATTGTCTTGGAATAATCTGCTTTCCTGTTTTCTGGCTCTGCAATGTCAGCAATCAAGAAATTGAGAGCAACTGCAACACCATCAGATAACTCAACTATATTATTATCAATAAATAACTCTTGCCTGTCCATTAAAATTGTTGTCTATCAGAATCAATTGCATAACTGAAATCAATCTCTAAATTGAATAACTCATCCCTATCCTCGTATTTCACATCATAACTTGACTGCTGAATGTTAACCGCATTGAATGCACCATCAATCTCCAAGTAAATATCTTGAGAGGACAACATATCTTTCAACCATTCTGATTGCTCACCTGTAATCCAATTGCTTGTCAGCTTTGTGATGCGTTTCTCTTTAACCCAATAATCAAGATTCTGTCTGTCACGTTTTGAGTACCTAACAACACCGGGTACAGTTACCACATCTGGAACTTGTTTCATCTGTTGCCTTTGAACCTCATATCTGTCCTTTGATGATAACTCAAAATCAAAATAATCATAACCGCCTAATCGATTTAACCAATGTACTCTGATAGGATTGTTGCAAGTATCAACAATGTTGTATGTGAATACTTCTGTCGTTCCTGTTGATAGTGTCGCCTCAACTGTATATGATGTTACCGCCGGAATTATAGGAGGCAGCAAAGGTGTACCTACATAGTTGGCAGGTGCAATGTCATTTATCGAATCAACTCCACTTGCAAAAATATAATAGTTAGTAGCAAGTAATGCAGTTGTTACTTGATACGTTTGGAATAGCACGCCGCTTATGTATGTCTTGATTGTTAGGTCTGTTAATGTAGTACCCACATCAAGCATCAAATGCAATGCACCGCCACCTGCAAGAATTGTTGATTGTGTTCTTGGTGCATCTGTTAAGAACTTTGAATCAAGGTATGTTGATGGATTGAAATCAACAAAATCTGTATAACTCAACGCACCATTAAATACATAGCTTGTGGCATTGGCAAGATTAGGGTATTGAGTTAATACGCCAAGACCGTTCTCATATTCCTCACCAACTTGAATCTCATACTCGGTGAACGATTCATTGCCATCAATGATGCCTTGTGTGAATGTTTCAATATACAGATTCTGTGATACGTAATTTCTTAATATCTTAGATACATCAACCACTAACAAATCATTGCCTGTTGTTGGCTCTGCTTTAATCTTGTATCTATAAACTTGTACTGCATTGATAAAGATATCAACCAAATATTTAAACTGTGGTTGTGCATCATTAGTTGATGAACCTGTCCAGATAACATTATTATTTACAGGTACGAAATCAGATGGTGTATTAATTATTGTTATTGCCATTATTCTTCTAATTGATTTGCAATGTCTTGCAGTAATGTTTCTGCTATCTCCTCATTCAATTCATTGATTGCCTGTTCTGTTAACACATCAGATGCAAAGAATGTCGGTTTAGTTCCTTTCCTAAAGATGCCCTCTCTGATGTTTAATGCAGAGAAATAATCACTCCCCTTTGCAGGTAGTTTAGTTTTAACCCATCTTAATATATCACTCAATGGAGGTTTTTTATTATCGTACTTGAATGGTGATGTTGCATTTTGATTAGGCATTGCATTGTTAGTAATGTCTGAATTACCACCAACACCTCGCACCCCCTCATCAACAAATGCCCAATAATCTTTGGCAATGATTAACCCGGAGATGATACCACCTTTCTCATCAACTGAATCATTAAAGTTTGCAGCTAATGATTGGCGTAATGCACCACTATTATCACTCCTCTCTTGTGCCAACTTCTGCTGCATACGTCTTATGCGAACATTAATCCACAGTTGCAGTCTTGCAGTTGTTAACGGATATTTATCTTGTTGTGCCAATTATCTACGTGCTTTCATTTCATTCATTTGTCTAATCTTCTCAATGTGTTCCTCTTTATCTTTGTAATACAACAACAGATTTAAGAACTCAAGCAATTTCATCTCATAATAAAACTGCCATGTTTCCGGTCTGCTATTGCTCATGTTATCTAATGTCACATACCATCCCCATTGTTCAAATCCTTTGCCACTTCCTGTAAGATTGCCTCTGCTTTTGTTAGTTGGTTGTTGCCATAATCGTTCATACTTTTTGTTAATTCTGCCCAAAGATTCCAAAAAAAAAGAGCAATTGGATAAGCATATCTGATGCTCATCTTTGTCCTAATTGCCTCGCTAACCTCTGCAAATAACTCACCGTTGTACTTTCCTTTCTTCCATCCAAATGCTTTCTTCTCATCTCTAATGACGACACACGTTAGTATCTTGTGCAAGTTCTGAATGATAAGAAAATCAGAGTTGTTACACTCTTTCAAGAAATGCATCAAATCCATATACTGACCGCCTGTCATTTTGTGGATATCCGTTTCAATGTGATAACGAACTCCATCAATCTTGAATGTATCTGGCATCTCTTTCAGCTTATCAAACTCATTCAAGAAACTCAAATGCTTATTCAACCGTTTATAATCCTCAATGCTAATCTTCTTGATATCATCCAATGGTTGTCCAGATAACACCGATAGTAATGCAGGTACACGTTCTATCAATGTCGCATCAGATGAAAGCACCGGGTACAACTCTGCAAAGTTTCCAACCGTTACTGCATCCCAATCTTTTGGTATGTTAATGTTCATACTGTATAATATAATTTATTTACAAGTTGTCACGCAACATGAATAATAAGAATTCCTATTAGTTTTAAGGGTGAATAAAAGGTGTAACATAAAAAAAGGAGCAGCAGAATCAACTGCATACCCCTCTTTAAAAACTAAAACAAAACAAACCTTTAACCAAAGTTTGATATCACAAAGATAATCAATTATCTTACTTTGTACACTCCCTTATTGTTTAATGCCAATTCATTTAAAGCAACATATCTGATTGCATCCAGACAATGATTAAACATATCAACCGGCTTTCCTGTTGGTCTGTCATTCTTATCCATTGCCCACTTGTAATTCTTAAACTCCTTAATCAAGTTGTGAGAATCCTCTGTGACAAATATATCAAACCGCTTCAAGATATCAATGCCATTATTGATACTGTCCTTTCCTTTCTTTGCCGGAAAGATATTCATACCCATCCGATACATCTCCTCAATTGACTTTGGCTCTGCTGAATCAAAAATGAATTTATCTCTGATGTCTATACCTTTGCTTTTAATTTCTTGTACAATATCTCTATTCGTGCAGCCAACCCTGTAAAGCACTTCTCTAAGATATAGCTGATTCCCTTTACACCATACCCCGATAATACTTGTAGGGTCAACAGAATAACCATAATCACCACCAAAGGCAACAAAATTACACCCACTATCGATGCTACTACATAACTCATAATTTTCATATACTCTCCCTTTTATAACACCGTACTCACCTAATCCATAAATCTGCCAGAATGCCTTATCAGTTTTCTCCAACAATTCAATCTCTTGCACCAATGATTGTGGTAAGTATGTGTTGTGTTTATAATTAGAAACAATGACGTTAACATCACGTTCCTGTTGCTTTCTCTTTTGCTCTAATTCAGTATTAATCCATACATCTTCATCATCCGGATTGAAATCTAAATAAATCTTATTCTCTGTTCGTATCAATAACTGAAAGAACTCCTTTCTATAATTCAACTCATTTGCTTCATTACAATACAATATGTTTTGCTTTGAGCCTCTCAGCTTTTGCTCATCGTCTGCACCAATGAACTGCACAACCCTCTTGTCAAATGAGTATGTCTTTTTAGTCTTGTTATGCTCAACTTGATT